TTATTTAACTTCTTTTATTCCGTAAACGCTTGATATTATATTATCTACATGTCTAGATTCTTGTTGTTCCATTTCGTCAATTATATGACTGTATGTTTGTAATGTAGTTGTAATTGAATTATGCCCCAAGCGCTTCGAGAGGTATTTAATATTAACGTTCTTAAACAATAATAAAGATGCGTGCGTGTGTCTTAAAGCGTGACTTGTAATCGAAGGAGTAATGCCGCTTTTTCCGCAGAATTTTTTTAAAGTCTTATTAACGGCATTGTTACTAACTACTTGAAAAGAATCGAAACTGCAAAAAACTAGATTGTGTTTGTTTCGAATGTTTTTCTTCAACTCGAATTTAGTTTGCTCTAATTTTATTTCTCGTAGTAGTTCAATTGTCTTTTCATCAATTGTAATAGATCTCTTGCTAGAAAAGTTTTTCGTGTCACTAAAGAACTTAGTATATTTATAATCCCACGTTTTATTTATGATGACACTTTTCTTTTCGAAGTCAACACAATCCCAAGTTAATCCTAACGCTTCGGAAAATCGACACCCGGTAGCTATTTGAAAGAAGATGATATTCCTTGATGTATATTCAACTTTGTGTGTATTCATCAAATTTTTAGTCAGGATAATTAATTGTTTTTCAGTTAAGAATTTCTCGCTTTCTTTTTGAGTTGGGGCGTTTCCTATCGCCCGAACGCGATACGTGGGATCTTTATATATTACCCCTTCTTGAACAGCGTCTTTTATACAAGCGCGCATATAAGTATGTTTCTTTTTAACCGTTGCAGTTGCTCTCTCTTCGCCGTATTTATTTAAAACTTCTTGATACTTTTTTCTTGTTAAATTTTTTAACTTTATTCCATCGAAATTTGCTTTAACAAAGTTTAGCGTGCTATTTATGTCAACGTCGTTTTCGATGCTCAATTTACCTTTTTTATAGATTTTAAACCATTCCTCGAAATAATCAGTGAATAAAGTTTCTCCTTCATCTAAATGAAATCCTTTGCTTAATTTGTTCTTTATTGCGCTTTCGGCAAGTTGAGCTTCCTTTTTAGTTCTATATTTTTTGTCGCTATTTATACGCCCGTATTTTCCGTTTTCTTTTTTAAAACTTATGCGGTATGACCAGTAATTTTCGCGTTTATAAACAGCCATTGAGGCACCTACTTTCAATCTTTATTTAGGATAAATCATTACGCTAGTGATAGTATCACCCATATAGTCCAAGTTTGATACATTGTAGATAATGTTATCCACTGTTTTTTTTGCATCCTCTTTTTCATCTACTGCGTTCTTGATGAAATCTATAGTATCAGTTCCATCAATTGCTTTATTTAATATAACGTTTGTTGCAGCAACTGATAAAATGAAATTTTGATAATCTGTAAAAGATGAAATTGAAGCGTCGGAATTATTTTCTGAATAAGAAAGGCGTATGCTCATAATATTTTTTCCATCTAAAGAAACCGAAAAACCGTCCTGCTGATTTTTTGCTGAATCAATGCTTGGAATTTTGGTGTTTAATCCAGGATATTGTTCGCTTAGTTCATTGAATTGTTTTTCAAAATCATAGTATGCGATTAATTTATTTTTTTTAGGAACTTTTACTTTTGTAGTTGTCTTTTTATCATCTTTTTCAGATGTTACTTGATAAGTGGTGTCCGACAACATGCGAGGAACAACTAGAACAAAGTCACCTTCGCTATTTACGATATCGCTTTTTTCTCCTGATTCGTCTATCAGCGTTACTTTTGCTCCTGGATCAGTCTTACCGTTTACATTAATTACAAATTCGTCTTTTTGTTTTTCTTTGATTGAAAGTTCAGGTTCTCCGCATCCGAAGAGAAATACATTTAAAATAAGCACAAAGCCCAGAATCATCTTTTTCATTTAAGTTCCACCTTTTCCAAGAACGCTAGTTCTGTTTGTTGTTAAAAATAAAAATCATCCATACTGCAACTTCGGCAAAGAAGAACTTTGTAATAAATAATTGCGTATAGATAACATTCGATTGCTAATAATATCGCTTGTTGTCGTAGGGAATAGTTCGAGCAAATCTTGCTCGATGTAATTAGAAGTGAAATCTATAAAATTTAACATGTGATAAGGAATTGATATGTACATTAAACTACGATTTGCATTTTTTTCTTGATTTTCAATAGCTTTTAAATTCATTAATTGTTGATTGCCGCAATGTGTAATAATGTGTACTAGCTCGTGATGCAATTTTTCAATAAATTGTTCCCTTGACAACTGTTGCGCTAAAACAATACCGCCATAATCAGCCAAAGACATAGAGAAATCGCCTTTTACTATAAACAAATTGAGTTTAATTAATAAGCTTTCAATTTCTAGATCGCTAGGCAATAAAACGTTTTGTGCTATTAAATAATCTGATAAATACTTTTCTGCCACGCTAGGTTGGTAAAAATCTAGAATATTCAAATACTCATCCCCTTAAAGTTCTTTTTCAATTTCTTCGAGCTCTTGTCTTTGTTTTTTTATGAGAGCAATGTAATTATTGACCTTCTTTAAATCATCTTCCGTTAATCCTCGTAGATCATCAAAAGCTAAATTTTGAGGGATAGCCTCTTCTCTGCCAAGTAAAAAGTCCGTAGAAACATTAAAAATATCAGCGATGCGTTTTAATGTATCGGTGTCCGGAAACTGATTTCCATTTTCGTATTTTGAGATAGACACTTTACTTATGTTTAGTTTGGAACCTAAGTCAGCTTGTGTCATACCTCTATTTATTCTTAATGTTTTTAAAATTTTTCCAAACAAAATTGCCACTCCTTTGCGTTTCAATAATAAGTTATATTTTAATGATAAGTTAACGGTTAGTTAATTTCAAGGGATTAAAATAAAGTTAACTAAAAGGGGATTTTATATCTTGACAGTTAACTAATAGTTATCTATAATAAGGATAACCAATAGTTAACTAGAGGTGGTGAATGAATGATAACAAAATTAAAAGAATTAAGAATTGAGAACAACTTAACTTACGGAGATGTGGCTACGAAAGTAGGTATATCAAAAGAGTACTACTGGATGATAGAGAACGGAGAACGAGATGGTTATACTTATAACACCGCTAAAAAAATCGCATCGGTTTTTGATAAAAATCCTGATGATATTTTTTTACGCTGATGTTAATTAAAAAGAAACATTTTTACTGCTTATTTTAGAAATAAATAAGTGTAATCAGATCCTCGAAATACGAATAGAATCGAAAGGAGGTTAAGAAATGGTGACACAAGAGTTAAGTGTAACGATACCAATTCCAGAATCGCATGTAATTATTACTAAAACAGAATACGAAGAGTTGCTAAAACAAGAAATTGTTGGAAAGTATTGGGATTTAAAAGCATTGGAAAATAAAATTGGAAGAAAACGGGACTGGATAGAAGAAAAAATCCTCTACAAACCTAGTTTTAGAAGTATGTTAGACGTTGACGAAAATCCAGACGGTTTCGTGAAATATCCGTCGGCTGAAAATCGCAAATGGTCATTTCTTGCTAGCAAGATGAACGATTTTCTTGAAAATAATTTCCCGGAAATTATGAGGGGGTGATGGAATTGATCTTTGAAATAACGCTATTAGTTTTTGCGTTAGGCTCTGCAATAGCAACGTTTGCCGGAGCGCAAAAAAATAGCCCTACGCGTCAACGTAGGACCGATAAATAATAAATTGTAAGTCAATTATAACTTAAAAAAGCACGACGAGCAAGGAGGGCTTATTACGCATGTCTGGAATCAACAACAACAATCTATTGATAAATGATTATCCTCTTCAAGTGTTGCCAACGTTAGCAAGAGAAATCGGCTTAAACGAAGCAATTGTTTTGCAACAAATTCACTATTGGTTAAACAAGAAACAAAATTTGCACGATGGTAGGTATTGGACGTATAGAAGTATTCAAAAGTGGCAAGAAGAAAATTTTTCTTTTTGGAGCTTAAACACAGTAAAGCGCACATTTACTTCTTTGAGAGAAAAAAAGTTGCTTTTAACTGCTAATTATAACAAAAAGAAGTTTGACAAAACCGTCTGGTATTCCATTGATTACGACGCGTTGGAAGCAATGAGCCAACGATTAGCCCAAAATGAGCCAACGATTAGCCTAAAAAGAGCTAATGCATTAGCTCAAAATGAGCCAGACAATACCTTAGACTTACCAGAGACTCCTAAAGAGAATAAAAAGAATACTGTCGAGGAACTCGACGATACATCCATTTTTAAAAATGTTATTGATTTCTTAAATGAAAACGCAGAAACGAATTACAGGCACACTACGCAAGTTACTCAAGCATTGATAAGAGCTAGGCTGAAAGATGGATTCACTTTTGAAGACTTTAAAAAAGTAATCATCATCAAATGCAAAGACTGGAAAAACGATAGTGCGATGAGTCGATATTTGAGGCCCGGAACTTTGTTCGGAATTAAATTCGAAGGTTATTTAAATCAAAAAACGGTTTCCGGAAATCAAAAGAAACCTTGGGAAAAAGAACCGAAAAAAGAAGAGCTTCCGCCGTGGTTTGATAAAGACCAGAACGGAGCTGATGGAAAAGTATATACAGAGGACGAGAAAGCGCAGATCGCGCAAAAACTTGAAGAAGCACAAGCAAAATACGAAGAAGATCGACGGAAAAGAGGTTTGTAAAATGAAAGAATCTGATATGGATAAAGTGCGAAAAATGAACGTTGCAGAAATCAGGCAATTGCAAAACGAAGTGATAGCAAATATCGAAACTAATTACGACAATCTTTCGAGAGATGAACGAAAGGAATTGCAAAATGATTTAAAATTTTTAGAAGGCATTAGAGATTCTAAAAAAGGAATCACGGCGGCAAGTAAACTCCTAGCTTTTACAGTAGAGGAATATAAAGAACTAGCAAAGTCAAATTCGGATAAAAGTATTGCAGACGAACTCGGTGTTTGTCGTTCAACGTTCGCGGACTGGAAAAGAAAAAAGAATTTAGTTCCGTGGAACAATAATGTTAAGGGGAGAAACATATGATAATAGCAAATAATCGATTAAAAAAAGTGATAGATAAAATAGATTTTGCGGCAAAGAATAACAGAATGATGTTGCCTGACAAGCTCGATGCAGAAACGCTCGCGACTATTTACGCTGAAATAGAAGCGAGAAATTCAAAAATAAAACGACTCGAAAAAATGGCAGGTATCACAGAGTCAGAAGCGGATTTAATTCAAATCCCCGACAAAAATACAGATTTTGTACATTGCAACGTAGGCGCGTTTGGGTTCGATAAAGGGCAACAATACGAAGTTGTGAAAGTTAACAAAAAGCGTGGGACTTTCATACTTCTAGACAATAACGGAAAGAAGGAAGAGTTTAGCTTTTTGGCAATTATCAACGAAAGTTTTTCTGTTTCTAAAAAACGAAATGATAAGGGGGTTTCTTCATGAGAAAAAACGAACAAGACTTATTAAATCAGTTGAGCAAAAGAAGAATCGGGATTCAACATCAGATAGCTTCGCTTTTACATACTGAAAAATGCAGTTTGAAAGAAGCGTTAGCGATGACGGATAAAGAAATTGAATCAGCATATAACGAAATGCGTATGCTATTAGAGAGTTAGGAAAGGGGGGTTAAAAATGAATAATGAAAAAATAATAAGAAAAGTAAAGCTACTGTTGTGCTTGGCGAAGTGGGGGGAGCTAGGATAGTGGAGTTTCTTAAAATACTTGAACTATTCGGCGGTATTGGCGCTCCACGAAAAGCACTTGAGAATTTGGATGTCAATATTAAAAGTCTGGACTATGTCGAAATATTGCCTTTCGCAGTTCAAGCGTACAATAAAATCTTTTCAAATGATTATGTGCCGCAAGATGTCACGAAATGGAACATGAGCGTAGACTTACTTGTCCACGGGTCGCCTTGTCAAGACTGGTCAAAAAACGGTCTTAACAATATCAATACTGGTCGTTCAATTTTATACGAGCGGACACTAGAGATAATTAAAAGTGAATTAACACCCAGACCTAAAAAAGTAGTGTGGGAAAACGTTCCTAATCTCTTATCGAATCGACACAGAATGCACTTTGATCATTATTTAGATTCGATGGAATCTTTTGGATATACCAATCATTTCAAAATTCTAAACGCTCGCGACTTCGGCATACCGCAAAATCGGGAAAGAGTATTTGTAGTGAGCGTACTCGGAAATAATAAAGAATTTCAATTCCCCGAAAAAGTAGAGCCGGTTAAGAGCTTAAAAGATTACATTGATTTTGATGTAGAGCCGACAGCTTACGCCTTGTCTGAAAATGAAAAACAATTATTTTTCAGAGAAAATAATAAGTTATTCATTCACACAAACACCAAAATGGGATTTCAAGAAGTAGAACAATTCGACTCTGTTAATGTAGAAAGACCGACAAGCAAAACTAGGCGAGGGCGCATAGGTAAACAAGTTGTTCAGACAATAACGACAGGAGCAACACAAGTTATTTATTACGACAATGTGGTTCGGCATATTACTGCAAAAGAGTACTTGCGCTTAATGGGTTACAGCGATATTGACTACTTTGCAATGCGAGAAGCGGGAATATCTGACAGACAAATAATTAAACTCGCAGGTAATTCTATTGCAGTGCCAGTTTTAGAAGCGATATTTAAGAAATTACTAGATTTGGAGGAACAAGCATGAGATTAAAAGAAGGCGATAAAGCAGAGTTCGTTTATGGAGGAAAATTGACAAAAGGTGTTGTAACTGAAATAAAAGCAAGTCCTTTCGGTATATCCTATCTAATGACATTTGACGAAAATAATAAAACCATTTGGGTCGCAGAAGACTTATTGCTTTCTCCGGCTCCGGTTTTAAAAGTTCCGCAATTTGTAGCTGATTGGTATGAACAGCATAGGCACAAGTTAGAGTACAGCATTTGGGGATATATCTACGATTGGGATGATCAAGACTGTGAAAGTGATTTTTATGATTTTATGAAGAATGACAATCTAAAGCCTGTTGAAACGGTTATCAAAATGAAAGACGGCTACGAAGTCGAGAAAGAGCCAGTTTGGGTAGTAGAAAACGAAAACGGTTATCGATTACGTAGTATTACAATGAATCCAGGAAATTCACTAAACTGGTCTTTTGATAGTAAAAATAAGAATTATATTGAGTTTGAAGAGTTCGAGACAGCCAAAAAAGCTGCATATCTGGTTACTGGGAATGTTACTGAGATATAGATGTAGGAGGGAACGGAATGAAACAAGAAGAGTTAGACATCATATTAGAGAAACATGAAAAATGGCTGCGTGATGAAGGTGGCGAGAGAGCAGATTTAAGACATGCAAATTTAACTAATGCAAATTTAACTAATGCAGTTTTAACCGGAGCAGATTTAAGACATGCAAATTTAACTAATGCAAATTTAAGCGATGCAAATTTAACTTGGGTAAACTGGCAAGACGTCAGAGGCTTAACAGTAGTAGCTGTACAAGTAGATACGACACGTAAAAACAATCAAATAGCGTATATCAAAGAATTACACATCTGGACGACAGGTTGTTTTCAAGGGAAATTGTATAAGCTTAAATCCTCTATTGAAAAAACGCATAAAGATAACGAAAAACTTAAAAAGAGATATTACAGAGTGATTGATTTTATTTTGAGGGAGGCAGAGGAGTGAAGTACCGAAAACATGAAACATATTCCTTTCAGTCAAGGCGTTTAAAACGATCTGTAAGAGTGTTACTACTTAAAATATTAAAATGTTTGAAAGAGGTGGCGGAATGAGTATTTTAGCATCTATAGGGATATTAGCTGTAGCAAGTCTCTTTACTTTAATCTTAATCTTTATTTTTGATAGGTGTAAAAATAAAAGAGTTTTGAGGGATTTGCGAATCGGAGATGAGATAAGAGAAAAGGGATCTTTCACACTATTGCAGGGAATTGTTGTTCATATTGACAGCGCGAGAAAAGAGGTAGTTTTATTATGTTTAGACGGAAGACGCTTATTTAGAACTGTAAAACCTGGAAATTTTATTAAAACAGGTCTTCGCTTCACTGTGACCGAATTAAACGAATATCGTCCTGACTACAGTAATAAACTATATAAAGAAGCAGACGAATTGTTAAACAGTTACACAGCTTTTAATGGCAAATACAACAACTAAAGAGAGGAGCTGAAAAGAAGATGACTAAAACACACGAATTAAAAATAGCACCCGAATATTTTGCAGCTGTTACGGAAGGACGTAAAACGTTCGAAATTAGAAAGAATGGCCGTGACTTCCAGGTAGGAGATATTTTGATTTTACGCGAATGGGATGACATGGATACAGGTCTTTACACCGTTGTTGAAGTAGTTTACATGACAGATTATGAACAAAAAGATGGATTTGTTGTCTTAGGGATTGTTTTGAAGGAGGAGGAAGAAGAATAATGAACAGTGTTATACATTTATTCAGCTTCAATGATTATGTGGGTTATATGATGTACATGCACAAAAAGGGGTACAGGTGGTCCGATGGGACCCCTTTAGCCCCTGCTAATTATGAAGAGTGGGACGTTAAAGGTCGGGGAACGTACGTGTTGGAGAATTACAAATCAAAAACAATCAGTCGTGTGTCTATCGGGTATGTTACACAGACGCCACTTCCTAATATCATCCCTTATTTTGAGAAAACGAACTATGTAGGATATCCCGAACCAATCAAACGCGACCTAAACGCGGAAATGCTGACCGAAAAAGAAAGTCGGGTAATCAAGAAAGAAGCCTTTGACGCATTAGTCAAGCCTCAACATAGAATGAAGGACGAAATCAGCCAACCATCACATTATACATCTGGGGGAATTGAACCCATCAAATTTATTCAGAGTCACAACATGAATTTTGAAAAGGGTAACGTCATCAAATACGTAACCCGAGCAGGTAAAAAGGAAGGTCAGAATGAGGTTAAGGACTTGAAGAAAGCTAGACAGTATCTTGACTTCTTAATTGGGAAATTGGAGGAGAGTAAATAATGATGAATCGTGTAGTACTTGTAGGTCGATTAACTAAAGACCCTGATTTACGATATACGCCAGCAGGCGCGGCTGTTGCGACTTTTACATTAGCTGTAAATCGCCCATTTAAAAATGCACAAGGAGAACAAGAAGCCGATTTCATTAATTGTGTTGTTTGGCGAAAACCAGCAGAAAACGTTGCTAATTTCTTGAAGAAAGGAAGCATGGCGGGCGTTGATGGTCGAATACAGACTCGAAATTATGAGGACAACGACGGTAAACGCGTTTTTGTTACGGAAGTAGTTGCTGAATCAGTTCAATTCTTAGAGCCTAAAAACAACCCAGGGAGAGCTACAACGAATGATTATCAAAGCAAAGCTAATTATTCAAACAACACTCAAACAAGCTCATATGAATCGGGTGCGAGCCAGAAAGGCGGTGCGTTTGTTAGTGATAGCAAGCCAATCGATATTTCAGATGATGATTTGCCGTTTTAAGTGAAAATGGATGAATACGTAAAAATTAAATTAGATACTTATAACAAAATAACATGGGAGTGACAAAAATGTGGGATTTGTATGTAAGAAAAGAAACCTCGTTTTGCTATAAAAATTCATATAAAACAAAAAAAGAGGCAGAACAAGAGGCAGAAAAACTATTTGCGGATGGCGCTTGTAATCATTGTTATATTACAAATTTCAAAGCAAAAGAGCACGCTTATATTTCTAAAAATGACAACTAAATATAGTGAAAGAAAAGCTATATCGTCGTTGATATAGCTTTTTTGTTAGGAGGGCGCACGTTGGGATTAGATGATTTAATTTTCGAGTATAAGGTTTCCTTGCAGCATGCAAATAGAAAAAAGGCAGAATGCGAGAATATAGCAGATAAAAAGATTTGGGGAGAAATAACAACCAGTTTAGAAAATAGCATAGCTTATATGCAAACGGGTGTTTCGCCTTGGGATTTCAAGTTGGGTGAAAAAGCAAATACACAAAGTAGAACAATCTATGCTGATTCATATTTATTAGATTATCTTAATTATAAAAATCCGCAGACGTGTGCCGAAAAGGAGCTGGGGGAATTTGAAACGAAAATGATAAGCAGTTTGTTGCGCAAACTCACGAAACAAGAAAAAGAATGTTATTTGTTAAATAAGCAATGCATGTGTAGCTACAGTGATATTGCAGAGTATTTAAACATTACAATTAAAAGCGTAGAAAATTCAATTAGAAGAGCGAAGCATAAAATTGATGTGCAAAAAGAAAAAAGTTTATTAGTTAATGTGTATTTGAACGGCGAAAACGAGGTGCATAAATGAATACAGTAGAACCGATTCGAGACCGCGACACGATCACGGAAATAAAACGATACTTGATTGTAAAGAGCAGTAGAGATTACATTTTATTCTTCTTAGGCATAAATGTCGGATTGAGAATAGGCGACCTTTTAAAGCTAAAAGTAAAAGATGTTCGTGGTGGCCATATATCTATGCGAGAACAAAAAACGAATAAAAATAAAAAAATACTTATTCCACGCGATGTAAAAAAAGCACTGGAATTGTACACATTAGATTTAGAGGACGAAGACTTTTTATTCCAAAGTCGCAAAGGTGTAAATAAGCCTATCACACGCGAAACCGCATATCGGGTTTTGAAAGAGCTAGAGCCGATATTCAAGCTTGATCGCGTAGGAACGCATACGCTGCGAAAAACCTTCGGATATCACTTTTATAAACAATTTAATGACGTTGTCGCTTTGCAAAAAATATTCAATCACAAGGACCAAAAAGAAACACTGCTTTATATCGGTATACAGCAGGACGAACTAGATAAAAAAATGGCTAAATTTAATTTGTAGGAAAAGGAGCGCTAAAGTAATATTTTTTAAATGAATACACATTCAAACCGACAACATGACATTCGAAATTAAGAACGCTGAAAAAAGTTGTGACTCAAAGGGTTACGAAGATATTTTAAAACACACACAATATAAGATATGTGACATTCGAGCCGTTTTTTTAGAGGGCAATGCGCACTATATATGAGAGGGTGGTTAACGACCCTTTGACTTGAAGAAGTAAAGTACCTCCTGCTTTACTTCTTTTTTTAAATTAGGAGGAAAATAAGGAGGAGGAAACGAAATGAATTTAGAACCAACGAAATACGAATCGTTAGAAGCCGAAGCAATAAAGATGATGCTATCTCAAAACAAATTAAACGAAGAAGGACTTGCACTTCGTTTATATCTGATTACCGTGATAGAAACATTTAAAGCAATGAATAAGAAAATCAAAACAAATTATAATACCCACATGATTAGGAACCTGGAACAATTAGCTAGTGATTATGACAAGGCACTAAGCGCTCATGGGCTTATCAGTGACAAACAATTTACAGCAATGAAGAAAGCACAGTTGGATGTTGTGAATAAAACTTTATATCCAGCGCAAACGAAAAAGAAAAAATGAACGGATCTAAAAAAAGAATAATCGAAAACGGAAAATCGAAATTGGTCCCGGTCGGATATGTTACTAATCAGAGAAAAGCTTTTGAAAAAGAACGAGCGAGAACAGAGAGTGAACGAACAAAATTTTACAAAAGCAGAATGTGGCAAAAATGCAGATACCACCAGTTACTTAAAGAGCCGCTTTGTGAAAGGTGCTTAGCGAACGGCATCATCACACAAGCAGTTATCGTTCATCATATTATAGACACGTATACGTCTACAGGCTGGGATAAAAGATTGGATCCGGAAAATTTGGAAAGCATTTGTTTTTCTTGTCACAATAAAGAAACTTTTCAAAAGAAGGACCCCCCACCTAACTAACCCGGCCTACTATTAAAAGTTTGCAGAACGTTGGGCTGTTAAACGTGACCAAAGTTCCCTTTTTGAAATGTTTTGGAGGAGGTGATTTTTCAAATTGGCAGGAAGAAAGAAAAAACTAACAGCAGTTAACAAAAAACACTTGACAAAAGAAGAAAAAGAAGAGCGTGAAAACGTTGAAAATAAAGCAACAGACGGATTTGGAGAATTGCAAGAAACACCACCGAAATATTTCAATAACTTAGCAAGAAATGAATATCGTCGTGTTGTAAAAGAAATAAAAAAGCTTCCGATTCGGGGATTAGATAGAGGGGTTTTGGAACAATATTGTGTTTGGTATTCAGTTTGGCGTGAAGCTTATGATAAGTATAAAAAAAATGGAATTTATATGACGCGCTCTTATTTAAACAAAAACCAGGAAGTTAAATACTATACGGATTATTCCAGGAAAAATCCGGCGGTTGGTATGATGGCGGACGCATCGGCGAAAATTATCCAAAGCGCTTCAAGTCTAGGTTTAACGGTAGATTCCAGAATGAAAATTGTTACGCCGGAGGAGAAACAAGAATCTTCTATCTTTGATATGTTCGCAGATGATGACGAAGAAGATGAAGACGATGACTAATTTTAGTGAAATTGAAGATAAGTACAAAGATGATGCGTATTTATATTGTCGATTGATTTTAGATAAAAAAATACTCGCATCTAATGCAGTAATTGCGGCATGTGAAAGGCATTTAAACGATTTATTGGAAATAAAAGAGCAATCGTTTAAATATTCCTACCGTCCCAAAAGAGCCCAAAATGCAATCAAGTTCATGGAAGTTCTTCCGGATCCAAAAACTGGCAAAACTTTTCCTTTAGCGATGTTTCAAAAATTTATTGTTGGAAATATCCACGGCTGGTATAAAAAAGGTAAGAAAAATGTGCGACGGTTTAAAACCGCACTGGTCATGATGGCCCGAAAAAACGGAAAATCTATTTTAATCGCAGGCTTAATGTTATATGAATTCTTGTTCTTTAAGAATCCGCAGATGAGCCGACAAATGTTTTGTGCCGGAAATGATAAAAAACAAGCTTCCCTTGTTTTTAAAATGGTTGCGAAGTTCTTACGAGCTTTGAGTTTGCAGGACAAACAAGTGAGAAAAGCGACAAAAAAAGTGCGCGAAGAAATACGGAACTTAATAGACGACTCGTTCATTATTCCGCTCTCAAGGGACACGAGTAGTTTGGACGGGTTCGAACCGCAGTTTACTTCAATGGATGAAGCGCACGAATATACAGACGATGAAATTTTTGAATTGATCGAATCCGGACAAGGTCAACTAGAATCGCCATTGACTTTCATTATCTCTACTGCAGGTTTTAAATTGAACGGATGGTTATATACAACGATGTACCCTTACGCTAAAAGTATTTTGGCCGGGAACGTGATTGATGACGAAATGTTTGTTTTTATTGCAGAACAAGATTTTGCAGACGAATGGCAAGACGAAACGACCTGGATAAAATCAAATCCGATTTTAGAAATTAAGGCAAAATACGAAGACAACATGGAGTATTTGCGCAAACGGATTAAAACAGGAATAGAACAAAATAAAATTTTTCGCCGTTTAGTTAAAAATTTTAATTACTGGATGCAAGCTAGCGAAGAATCTTACATGGACTCCAAGGACTGGAAAGCAGCAGGGACCAGCGATGCAGATATTTACGGCAAAGACGTATATATTGGTGTTGATTTGTCAAAAGGCGGAGATATTTCGGCGCTTGGTTTTGTTTTCCCGTTTGAAGATAAAAAATTTCATGTGGATGCGCACTCGTTTATTGGCACGCGCGGCGGATTAGATTTAAAAATAGATCGTGATAAGATTGATTACCGCCTGATGGTTAAAAAAGGTGTTGCGACTCTAACAGATTTAGAGTCTGGAATCATTAACTATGCGCAAATGATTGATTATATTGAACGTTACGTACAAGCATACAACTTAAACGTTCGCGCAATTTGTTACGATTCTTATAATATATCTCTTTTTCTCGCAGAACTAGAAAAAAGAGGTTTGGATTACGAATTAATCGAAGTTCGACAAGGCGTTAAAACATTATCAGACCCTACAAAAGAATTTAAGCTCGGGGTTATTGATAAGCGCATTACACACAGCAATAATGCTTTGCTTGATATTGCAGTAAATAACGCTATCTTAAAATATACAAATGATGCTTGTCAGATTAACAAAGAACGAAATCGCGAAAAAATAGATCCAATCGTTGCTGTTGTGGATGGATTTACGGAAGCTATGTACTACGAGCCGGACAGTAAAGAACTTTATTTCGATGTATGGGGGTGAGGTAACTTGGTTAAAAAATTAAATAGAATTTTGCTAGCTTTTTTGGTTTGGATTGCTGATAACAGTCACTCGCTACTATTGCTTGCTGGAATGTCGCTACTAGTGTATGCGGCGTTTTTATTTACATTCAAAACTGGAATAATTAGCGCTGGCATTATGTTGATAGTTATAAGCTTGCTTAGCGCCCCAAAAAAGGGGGGTGATTAAAAATGTTTTTTAAAAAAAGAAGTGAAGTTCGAGAAAAAACGGAAGTGGATACAGATACGCTAAACGTGCTTTTGTCAGAGGCTTACGGAGGAAACGTTTCGTGGTCAGGTGTTGGAGCTTTGCGTAATAGCGATATTTACACTGCTGTTAAAACAATTTCGTCGGATGTTGCAAGTTCTCCTTTTGAAATCGTTGTGAATGGAATAAAAGAAAAAGATAGTAATTTAAACTATTTGCTTAACAAACGACCTAACCAACAAATGAATCCGTGGCATTTTAAATTTGTCATTACAGCAAATATGCTATTAAACGGTAAATCTTTTGTAGAAATAAAACGTGCGAAATACGGAGTCCCAGCAGAGTTGCTTTTTCACCGAAATAGCACCGTTACTTTTACACAAAAAAAAGATGCTATCGTTTACACAATTGTTCAAAGTAATGGGAAAACGAAAACAATTCCGGCGAAAAATATGCTGCATTTCCGGACTTTTACGCTTGATGGCTTTAATGCATATAGTCCACTTCACACATTAGCAAAAGAAATATCTATTCAAGAAGGTTCCAAAAGTGCGTTGGACGCATTTTTCAAACGTGGCGCAATGGTTGGTGGAATTGTGAAGTTAGATAAAGCATTAAAAAGCACAGAAGAATTAACAGACAAGCGAAAAGAATTTTCGGAGGCCTACGGCGGAGCGATGAAAGCGGGCGGCGTACTAGCTTTAGATAGCACGATGGACTTCAAACAACTAGAAATACCTACCGAAATCCTTAAATTCCTTAACGGATATACATTCTCTACTGCCCAAGTAGCGAAAAGCTTCGGCCTTCCTTTAGAAAAACTAGGTATTGAAACAACAAATACGTCGCAATCACAAGCGAATGCAGACTACTTAAAATCAACGCTTTATCCTATTTTTTCGTGTTTCAGCACAGAAATTGAATTCAAAATGATTGACTATCCTTTTAATCAATTTACTGAAGTTAGTTTTAACGTGGACCGGCTCCTTGAAATGGATCCGGAAACAAAAGCGAAAGTGGTTAAAGAATTGGTGCAAGGAACTCTCTTAACGCCGAATGAGGGACGCGCGAGATTCGGAGCGCCTCCGGTCGAAGGAGGCAATGAGTTACTTGCTAGTTTAAATTATACGGAGCTAAGTGGATTAAAAGAATATCAGAAAAACAGAAGCGAGAGAGGTTATAAAACCCGTTCTGCAGGCGAAGGGGGTGAGGATGAATGAATGAAATGGAAACGCGATCGCTCGAAAGCGTAGAGAGTAAAGAAGAGAATTCTATCGCTGGCTATGCACTTAAATATAACTCATTAAGTGAAGACTTAGGCGGCTATAAAGAAATCATTTCCCCGAACGCGCTAAACGGTGTGGATTTATCAGATGTTAGAGCGTTAATTAATCACGACCGGAATCAATGTATCGGTCGAACAAAAGCCGGAACATTAATGCTAAAAAACGATTCTACTGGTCTTGGATTTGTGTGTACATTGCCTGGAACCTCTTTTGCGCGCGATTTAAAAGAAAACATCAAAGCGGGCAATATAAGTCAATGTAGTTTTAAATTTAGAACGACAGAAAACGGTGTTTCTTGGAAACGAAGTAAAGACGGTGACTACATTCGAACTATTGAACAATTTTCAGAAATCGAAGAAATATCAATCGTTACTATCCCGGCATATGAAGACACAAACGTCGCAGTAGCTACAAGAGAATTAGCTAATGAAAAAGATTATCAAAATCGTTTAGCAATTGTTAAGTTACAACTTGATTTAGACGAATTAACCATTTAAAAAATACTTGTCCAAAAGGCAAGTGTTTTTTGTTGGAATAAACGAAAGAAAAGGAGAATGAAAATGTTTAAAGATAAAATTGAAAAATTGGAAAAAGAGCTACAAACCACAAGAGAAAGTTTTAACACAAAAATTACAGAAGCGCGCGAGAAGGCGGAGTCTGGAGATGTTGATGCGGCCGAAAAATTAAAAAAAGAAATTGACACTTTGAAAGAAACGTTAAAAGCTAAACAAAAAGAATTAGATACATTACTTGGTCTTAGTGAACTAGAAACAATTCCGGATCCGTTGGAAAAACGTGAAGGTGAAGAAGATAACGGAGAGCGATCAAAGGGCAATCACAATATTTTAGATAATACAAATAAAGTCGATGCATTCGAAAGATACATCCGAAGTAAAGGGGCTGAAACAAGAGATTTAACAACAACTAACACCGGCGTTATTGTTCCGGTCGATATTACAAACTCAGTTAAAGAATTAAAACAACAAGAATTAGATTTATCAAAATACGCGACAGTTGAAAATGTAAATACGAAGACAGGAAAGTTCCCAATCGCAAAACGAATTTCAGCTACATTAGCTACTAAAGAGGAATTAGCAGAAATCGCTAAGATTGATGAACCGATGTTCATCGAGGTGGAATGGGACGTTCAAACTCGAAGCGGACAAATCGTTCTTTCCGAAGAACTTATCGAAGACTCCGCTATTGACGTGAAAGCATATATCAAAAAACAACTAGCTCGCATGGTTTTAAACACAAAAAATTACAACATCATCAAAGTGCTTTCTTCGATGACAACTGTTGCGGGGACAGGAGCAGATGATATTAAAAAAGCTATAAACGTGACTTTGGATCCAGCGCTAAATAAAATGTTCATCGTGAATCAAGACGCTTTTAACTGGTTAGACACATTGAAAGACTCGGAAGGGCGTTATTTATTACAGCCTGATCTGACCGCGCCTAGTGGTAAATCATTATTTTCATCACCCGTCGAAGTCGTTTCTAACAGTCTATTAGCTTCTAAAGGAACGCAGGCAAATCCAAAATATCCTATTATCGTTGGAGATATTGAGGAATCTGTAGCTGTATTTAATCGTTCGGAAATTACAGTTGAATGGGAAAAGTTCGACCGATATAGTCAAGGATTAGCCGTTAATGTTCGTAACGACTTCAAAAAAATTGATCCGGACGCTGCGTGCTATCTTGAAATTACTCCACCAACCGCAGGTTAATTGAAAAGAGAGCTTAACGGCTCTCTTTTTTAGAAAGAAGGTGAGTGTTTGACAAACGAACACAAGACAAGAATAGACCTAGCAACTGCGAAAGAACACTTGAAGTTAGAACATGACGAAGACGATAGCATCATTCAAAATATTTACTTGCCTGCCGCGGAACAAGAGATTGTTGGCGCAGTGACACTTGAGTATGAATCGCCTTTTTTTGACGATAATGCTGTATTTAAAATAGCGACGTTGTTGCTTCTAAGTGCGAACTACGAAAATCGAAAAGCTACCTCGTTACAAAAACAAAACGAAGTGCCGTTCGCTTTAATTTCTTACATTCAACGCCTGCGAGGTGATTATAAAAAATGGACTTTGAAGAACTCACAGATAGAATAACATTCAGACAAAAAAAGAATAAAAAGAATAACTACGGAGAATCAGAAGAAGTTAAAGAAGCAGTTGGGTCTTGCTGGGCCGGAGTTAGAAGAGCAACTATAAAAGAATTTTCGGACACCGAAGGCCGGGCGAATACAATAACATTTATCATCCGAAAAAAACAGCGATTTAACATCGATTCAACGCAAGTAATTTTTTATGAAGGTAATGACTTCGAAATCATTGAAATGCCTCCAACCGCGCAAGCAGACGATTTTAAACTGATTAAAGCGAGGTGGGTGGAATGGTAAAAGGCTTGGAAGAAATGCAAGCAAATATTCAAAAAATGATTCTTGAAAATAAACAAGAAGCGAAAAAAGCCGTTAATCAAGTGGCCGAAGAAACAAAAGAACTTTTGCAAAGCAACATTCCTGTCAGCACAGAAGCAGGCAAACATTTAAAAGATGATGTTGCTTTGTCCGGATTTAAAATGATCTCTGGTGGAAGCGTTGAAAAAGATATTCTTTACAAAAAAGAAGGCTGGCGCGCACGTTTTCCAAACAATGGAACAGCCAAGCAATCAGCGCAGAATTTTGAAGAAAAAACGTTGAACGTGATGTCAAGAAAAGCATTACGCATTTATGCCGAAGCATTGAGGAAGGGGCTGTAATTATGCTGCCAGTTAAGCGAGCATATGACGCTCTTGTTCTAAACGAAGCATTAAATGAATCAATCAACAACATTCGCGGAAAAATTTTGGAAGAGCAAACAATTTACATGCTCGCTCTTCCGGAGACTTTTCAAAATAAAAAGAATGCACCTGTTATTCGAATTGAGTCTGTAAACAATTACAGCTCTTTTTATTTTGATGACAAAGCGAATGCGGAATCTGCAGAGATACAAATATCAACAATGACGAACAGCATGCAGCATCTTGAAATTTTAATTCCGTTGATCGACGAAGCAATGCGCATAAATGGATTTGAGCAATATGCGGACGATACTTACATTGAGCCAGATTTCAGATTTAATTATAACGCACGACAGTATAGAGGCGTTTTCAAAAAATAATAACGAGAGAAGGAAATATAAATGGTAAAAATTGGGTTAGATAAAGCGCAATACGCTAAATTAGACGAAAACGAAAAAGCGAGCGAGGTTAAATCGCTGCCAGGACTAACAACTGCAAAATTAGAATTGGAAATGGAAAATGAAAATTTTTATGCAGATGATACCATTTTCGCGATTCTTGAATCGGGAATCACGAAGCTTGGATTGGAGTATGGCTTGGCTGATATTTCTTCCGATGCTAAAAAAGACCTTTTAGGCATCGAAGTAGAAAAAGGCATGGAATTATTCAAGAAAGATATTTCTGCGCCGTATGTCGCGACCTCATTCCGTTCTCGTTTGGACTCTGGGAAATATGTTTGGTTCGGATTAGTGAAGGGGAAATTCGCGCCGTCTGGATTAGATTTAACAACGAAAGAAGACAAAGCGACAGCACAAACAGAAACGATTTCTGCTTCTTTTGTAGCTCGCGAGGTGGATGGCAACATGTTAATTATTGCAAGAGAAGATAATAAAGATTTCTTGCTACGTGATTTTTATAAAGCGGTGTATGGAATCGATCCAGCCGAAGTGGTTACCCCTCCAGAGAGTGGAGAATAAATTAAATATTAGAGGATAGAAGTTTTTTGGCCAAGGCTGAAAAACTTCTTTTCATGTGTGAATAAATAAAAAACGGAGGATTTTTAATTATGGAAATTAGATTGATGAAAGAAAATGAAAAGCAAGGAGTTCTTTATAAAAAGAATAAGGCAACAATGTTCGACGCAATGCTTGGCATGGAATACAACATCAGACAAGTGGAACGTTTCGCAGGAAAAGATGAAATGGAACTTACAAATACGCATGAGGGAATTATGCTGCAGATGGAAGGTACGAAAGACGCAGCTAAATTTTTAGTGACGGTTTTTGACAATCAATTTTCAGTTGATGATGTGCTGAAAGGAATTACACGAGAGGACTTTGCTACTGTGGTGAATGGGGTTCTTTTCGAAGTGATGGGCGGCAATACTGACGAAACAAAAAAGGAACAGAAATAACGATTGAAAAAGCCTTAGAAAATTTTAAATCGTTATTTAAAAGTCTGTTAGATGCTGGTTATAAACTACATGAGTTAAAAGCGATGACGCTAGACGATGTAGAGTTTTTAATCGAAATAACGAAGCAAGAAGAAGAAAAAATCGTAGCAATAGACAAGGCTTTCCCAGGTCTATTTTAAAAAAGGAGTTGAATTAATTGGCTGAAAAATTTGGTGATTTGATAGCTACCGCAAGCTTGGATATCAACCCTTTTCAAACCTCCGCACGAACGCTTGAAAGGCAAGGAAGGGCCTTGGGAAAAAATTTAAAAGCTACGGAAGCAATGTTTAAAAATACCGGAAAATCAATTGAAGGTTTAAAAGCAAAACAGCAAGTGTTAGGCAAGCAGTTGCAAGTTTCTAGCGAATTAGTAAGAAAGAATACGGAAAAATATAACGCTTTAAAAGATGCAACTGGCGACGTTAACGCCGCGACGGATGAACAAAAAAGGAAACTTCTTGCAGCGGAACAAGCAATGCACAAATCTGTTGCCGAAGCGGAAAGTTTACGCGGAAAATATAATGCACTAAGTAAAGAAATCGCATTAAATTCTAGCAAACTGGTCCAGTCGGGGATTAAAATGCAGGCCTTAGGCACTAAAATGCAAAATGTCGGCAAGGGTATTAGTTCAGTCGGCATGGGAATTACTACGAAATTCGCTTTACCGCTTGCTGCTGGAATTGGGCTTTCAGTCAAAGCAGCATCCGATTTCGAAAGCGCGTTTGCAGGCGTAAAAAAAACGGTTGACGAAGTCGTCAATCAAAACGGTGAAGTCACTTATTCTTACGACAAACTTGCTGCTGGAATTCGGCAGATGTCTAAAGAAATGCCTGCGAGCACAACAGAAATAAGCGCTGTTGCCGAAGCGGCTGGACAACTGGGAATTCAAACGCCAGCCATACTGGACTTTACTAAAACGATGGTGAACTTGGGTGTCGCAACGAACATGTCAAGTGAAGAAGCAGCGACAGCTTTAGCTCGATTTGCGAATATCGTACAAATGAAACAAAGCGATTTCGACCGTTTAGGCGCGACTATCGTTAGCCTAGGAAATAACTTCGCTACAACAGAAAAAGAAATTACCGATATGGGCCTCCGCTTGGCCGGACAAGGCAAACAAGTAAATATGAGTGAAGCGGACATTATGGGCTTGGCAGCGGCGATGAGTAGTGTCGGCATTGAAGCGGAGGCTGGCGGTACAGCAATGTCCATGGTCATGAAGAAAATTAACAACGCCGTGTACTCCGGAAAAGGCTCTTTAAAAGGGTTTGCGGATCTAGCGGGTATGTCAGCGAAACAATTCCAAAAAGCTTGGAAAGATGATGCAGCAGGCGCGCTGGATGACGTGGTCCATGGTTTGCAAAAAAACAGTAAAGAAGGAAAAAATTTAACAGCTATTTTAAACGATCTAGGGATTAAAGGGATTCGTGAATCTGATACTATGCTTCGATTATCCGGTAATGCGGATATTCTTACAGATGCGCTAGGTAATTCGAAAACTGCGTGGAAAGAAAACAGCGCATTGACCGACGAGGCTTCTAAACGATATGAAACTTTTGAATCGCAATTAAAGATATTTAAAAATCAAATAAACGATATAGCTATTGACCTCGGCGGCCCGTTCATGAAAGCATTGAATGCTGGTCTTCAAGCTTCTAAGCCTTTTCTAAATAGTATCAAAGAAATGTCTAAAGCGTTTGCGGATGCAACACCAGAGACACAAAAGCTAGTTTTAAAATTAGCCGCAACTGCGCTGGCGTTTGGGCCTGTGACGATTGGTGTTGGCAAATTTGTTAGTGCGGGCGGAACGCTTATAAAAGCTACTGGGTCAATGGTGCAAGGCTTAGGCAATTTTGCAGTAAAAGCTAAACTAGCAAAAACAGGCACTGATGCCCTTGCTATTGGAACTGTTAACGCTGGAAAAGGAGCGAAAGTTGCATCAGTGGCAACGCGCGGTTTTGGTGCTTCGCTTGGAGCCACATTGGTCACTATGGGTCCATGGGTATTGGCGATTGGGGCAATTGGTTTAGCTGCTTACGGATTATACAAAGTCTTCGGTGACAACAATGCACGAAAATGGGGCGCAGATATAGGCGACGCGGCAGACAAATCGCTTAGCAAAGTGTCCCAATTTTCAGCAGAAGGCACCGTCGCAATGGAATCTTTTTCTACGGATATGTCAGGGAATGCTAAAATTGTAAAAACTGCATTTCAGGGCATGGCTGACGAGGTCAAAAAATCCGTTGATGATTCTATCAAAGCGTTAGAAGAGTCTTATAATAATCTCCCGGAAGAAGTAAAAACAATGTACAAAAAAACGCTTGATGAGGCAAAAAAAGACGGTGAAGAAAAGAAAAAGTTGGCTCAAACGCAAGCGGACTCAGCTATGAAGATTGTAGAAAATGCAGCTAAAAATGAACGTGATTTAACAGAGACTGAAAACAAGCGTCTTATTTCACTAGAAAAGAACCTTTTAAGTGAAAATGTAGAAGCGCTTAAACTGTCTAGCGACGAAGAGAAAAAAGTTAAAGCGGCTCTTTATCAAGATATTGAAAAAATGGATAGGAGTCAGCGTGTGAAAAGCGCGAATGCTCTATCTAAGTCGATGTCAGAACAAAAAAAAGCCTACGAAGAACAAAAAGAAAATGCAAAAGCGCTTTATGCGGAAGACGGTAATACTGAACGATACATGAGTACGCTAGATATTTTAGAGACGAAAAATAAAGCTGTTACGGAATCTATCGCGGTTCGTTGGGTAGAACTTGAAAGAGCCAGCGGAATTTCGGAGAGCGCAATAGAGGATGGACTTAAAAATTTCGGATTGTCGCTAGAAGATATAGAGCGTATTTCTAACGAGACAACTAAAAATACAGCTGACAATTTGGGGTTATTAGCAGATGAATCTTCTGATGCTAATGTCGCATGGAATGATTTAATACTAGACGATAAAACCGGGGAAGTAACAACAAATATTAATGATGTGATTTCGAAAGCTATGTCATCTGAAAAAGAATGGAAAAATCTACAATTCATTATAAAAGAAGCAGATTTAAATTCAAACGCAAAAGCAACTATACTCGATGCTGTAGCGCAATCCGGAAAATGGAATCAATTAAGCTTTGAAGAAAAAGAGATATTGATTGAATCAGATAGCACTCGCCAAATCGTTTTAGCACTTGAAGATAACAAGAAATGGAATAATTTAGACTATGAAGTAAAAAAAGCCATTTTGGAATCAAATACGCCGCAGAAGCTTGACGAGGTTTTAAAAAATTATGAATTATGGGATGAAATTCCATGGGACAGCAGCAAAAAAGAAGCTTTTTTAGAGACTAATGTAGACAACACAATGCAAGACGTAAAAAAGGGCTTTGCTGATTGGGACAAGGCTATTCCAGGGCAAAAAAATTTGATAGTAGATAACAATGATGTATTGAATAAAATACTACAAAGTGAAACAGTTCTGGTGCAGTACAATAATCAAACAGTAGATTTAAAAAACTTATTTGCAAACAATAGCGATGTACTCAATAAAGTGAAGAAGGGTAACGACGTTATCGTTGAATACAACGGCAGAAAAATTAACTTAAAAGAACTTTATGCAAATAACCGAGATTTGTTTAATAAAGTAACAAGTGGTAAAAAAGTGTTATATGACTACAACGGTGTTCCTGTAAATCTAAAGTGGTTGAAAATGGAGACAAATGCCGGATCCGTCGCCTCTCAAGTGCAATCCGCAATAAATAATTGGCAAGAAATGTTAAATATGAGAAATAAAAAAATAATTGAAATCGCCTACAAGACAAACGGCAAAGCGCCATCTGGACCGCAAGGGCTAGCTACTGGTACAAATTTTCATAAAGGAGGATTAGCGGTAGTTAATGACGCACGTGGCGCTAATTACCAAGAATTAATCACTTTGCCAAACGGAAAAACTTTTTTACCATACGGCAGAAACGTAATGTTGAATTTAGCAAGAGGGACGAAAGTGTTGCGAGGTGATAAAACAGCTAAAATTTTGAATAAAGTACCTAAGTTTGCAGGTGGCACGACAAGAGATTTGGTAAGTAAATCAAAAGCTGTCAACATAGCAAGTGCTATTAATTCTGCGACAGAGAACGCATCTTTAAGCAAAAAACAAACAGGAGTTAGCGATGAACAAAAGAGTAACAAAGTATTGCTTTCTCAATTAAAAGAATTAATAGAGCAGCTCATTGTCGTAGTTCAAAAACCAGTAATGCTCGGAACTGTTGAGTGTATGGTTTCGGAAGGCGTGTTATTCAAAACTATCGCAAGATTTGAAAAACAAAAGAATAGCGTTCAATCAAGAGGGATTAGAGGGGATTTAAATGTATAATAATTCAATTAACGAATTCGGATTTTCTTTTGCAGGCTCTCATTCGAGCTTATATAATTTGAAGATTATTGATATTCGACGCGTTGTCATACCTCCTAGTTCGGAAATAGTTCAGAATATTGAAGGGATGGACGGAGCGGTATATCAAGGAAACAACATCGGACAAAGACCATTCGAAATTGATGTAAAACTAGTTTCAAACACACACGAATCGCGCTTAGCAGATTTGCACGATATTTCTGACTGGTTGTGGTCGGATAAAGATAACGAATACTCTCTTATTTTTGACGACGAACCAGATTTGGAATGGTTTGCGCACGTGTCTAATATTAGTGAGGTTAATCGAACGAAAGCGAACGGCTTCTTTACCATCGCGTTTAATTGTTCTGATGTTTTGGGTTATATGGAAAAAGAAACGGTGCAAGTAGCTGTTAATCCATTTATTATTACACCGCGAGGAACTAGAAGAAGCAATCCTATCATTTCTATGATTCCATACGCAAATACGCGGAAGATAGCCGTGGTGCAGGACGAAGAAGACAGATGGGCATATTTAGGCGAAGATGTAGATCCGGAGACGGGGAACATCGGTGTAGATAAGTCACCATTGGTTTATCAAGATGAATGCAACACACTTGCGCCATGGACAACATTATCATCTAGCAATATTCCGTTCGCTTTAGAAAATGGTTTTATTTATAATGACGCAAAAATGATTTCGAACCATACGGAGTTTCGAATTGGTTCAAAAAATGGAGCACAATTTTGGGGCGGAAACGGAACTACGACAGAAAATTGGCATGGTGCGGCAGTTATGAAAATGATGGATGCTGAACTAGATAATTGGTCAGTTAAATTCGTCTGTCACAATTATACGTATTATCCACGAGCGAAAGGAAAGGTCGAGCTTTACCTCTTAGACAAAAACAAAAGTAAAATCGGAGTAATGACGCTTAAAAAAAATTCAGTGAAGTCAAGTGAGTTAATTTTAGAAGTGAAATTATTTTCTGGCTCTAAAAATACATTCGTTTACAGCGGCACGGGACCGACAAAAAAAGGAAAAACAGTTACTAAAACGGTCAGAGTAAAGCTGGGCGGAAAAACGGTAAAAGTGAAAGTGAAGGGGACAAACAAAACAAAAACAGAACAAGCGTGGAGCGATGTTAAAATAGCCGAAAGCACAACAACTTCAATGTTTAGCAATTTTTATGGTGAAATAATTCTGGAAAAACGAGGAAACAAGTTTACTTTGTTGGTAAATAAATATAACAAATCTCGTTCGCAGGATCCAAAGTTTACACCAATCCGAATTACTAAAACGTTAAATGATTACAAAGGGCTGTCGCTGTCCGGCGTTGCCTATTACAATGCAAAAATGGATATTTACGAAGATAATCCAAAACACGCAAAAGGATATTCGCAACAGGGTATGTCGATGTCTTTTTTAAGAGTCAATAAACTTTTTGAAAATACGCCGTCTGGGGTTGATTATGTAGCAAATTCGCGAGATGAAGTAAAATTTAACGCAGAAGACAAACACGTGTATATCAACGGTACAATACAACAAAAAAATTGGGCGATCGGAGGAGAGTTGCCAATTTTCGACGGCGGGCATGAAACGACATTAGCTTTTTCTCATTCTCCCTACGAGCAAATTTATGATGGAGCTAGTCACAATTTAATTCGTAACAGCACCTGGAAAGAAGGCAAAAAGTTTTGGACAAACGGCGATGCAAATGGCACTCCCTATCGAATTTCTAACCCAGAAGCCGACAAACCAGATAGTTCGATATTTAGTATTATGGCACATACTAATGCCGCTGCTCAAAACGCGTCGGATTTAATTTTTGTAGAAAAAGGAAAAGGATATTTGGTCTCTTGTGATGTGAGATTGACGAAAAACGATAAGTCTTCTGACATCTTTTTTTGCGTGCGAACGTTTCCGGATGAAGAGTATACAAATGCCGCAGCTGTTGCGACAAGTACGTTTTATATCCGTAAGTCTGATTACCCGAATTGGACAATCAATCAATGGTATAGACTTACATTTAGTTTTACAGCAGACGATAATTGGGTGCGCATCATTCCATATAATTCAGATGTTATAAATGGAACAAGAGTGGATTATCGAGAAGTGAAAATGACCGATGATTTGACAGATATAATCTGGTCGCCTGCTCCCATCGAAACAGAATGTGCAGAGATTTATATAGAATATCGTCCGACGAGAGGGTGAATTAGTTGTATTTAATTTTAGATAATAGATTGCAGCAAGTCGGTGTTTTAGATAACGATGGACCGGCTTCTTGTAAATTTTATGATGATGTTGTTGTAACGCAATTAGCAGATGAATCCGGCAAAGTATGGTCAGACAATCTCACTATTTCAGCGAGTTACGGCTATCACGAAACGGATTATATAGTTGCTGGCAATCACATTTTAAAGCAAAAACGAAATGGAAAGTATTATATTTATCGCATTATTGAAGTGAGAGAGACTACCGCCGGGCAAACATTTGCAAAAACGGCCACTTGCGAAAATTTATTAATTTCTGATCTGAATCACACTGTATTAGATAACAAAAATTTGATTAACGCAACATCAGAGCAAATTTTCGAATATGCCCTTCAAAATTCTGGTTGGATTATTTCAGACAATGAATTTGCAGGCGATACTAAAAGTATTGACTTTACTGGTAGGAAAGAAGGTAGGGAGGCTTTCAGCGAAGCGGTCTCTCTATTTAACGTTGAAATAGATGCTTATGTAGAATTCTCGGCAGGACAAATTACGAAGTGTGTTGATATAAAAAGAAAAATAGGCGATAACAATGGCGTTCGTATTGAATATGAAAAAAACGTTGTTGGCATGAGTCGCATCGAAAACGAAGAATCGTTTTATACCGCTTTAATCGTCGAAGGTGGCACGCCAAGCGGAAAAGATTCGCCAATTAGTATAGCGAGCGTGAACGGCGGCAAAGATTATATTGTTAACGAAAATGCGAATGATCAATTTAACGACGGAAAAGAATATCGATTCGGCAAAGTGCAAAATGAAAAGATTTTCAACGCATCCGGATTACTTACTTGGGGAAAAGAGCAGTTAGAAAAAGCTAGTCGCCCCCTTTTTAATTACGAAATTGATATATCGCTTTTTAACGAAGATATTCAAATCGGCGACACTGTCCGTATTATCAACTTAGACATGTCGCCGGCACTAACCGTTATCGCTAGAATAATTTCTGTCACAGAGTCCGAAGCAAATCCGTCTGAAAACAAAGTGGTGGCCGGAGAATTTGTCACTGTGAAATCGGTGAAACCTTCTGATGTGTCTGCGCTCGAAGCGCTGATTTTTGAAACGCAGCGGGATATTGAAGAATCAAAAACATATAAAATCGAACTCGCTGGTGCTAATGTCATTAAATCTAGTCAACTGGAAACGCAAATCATCGCAAGAGTTTTTTCTGGAAAAGATAATATAACATCTAGCATAGCGCCAGCAAATTTCGTGTGGTCATTGTTCGATAAAGATGGGAATCATGTCGAATCGTGGGAAAGAGAATGGGCTGGAAAAGGCAATATGGTAACTATTCCAGCGTCGTTAATGGCTGGCGCGAGCATTTCTTGCACTGTTGTTGATGACGCGAGCGAGGTAATGCTTGTATCTGCGAAAGAAGAAGATGCCATATTACTTGCTGAATTAGGAGCTGGAACGGGCATTACGAACGTTATGCAATGCGCTGGAGTTGACTACGAGAGAGGCCACATTTACTGGACACAAGCGAGCAATTACGCAGGATATACAGAGTCGTTTATTTTGACTAGAACTGACTTGCGAGGAGTTTATATTGACTCCGTTCGATGTTTAGAAGGAGGACATGGGACAACGATAGGATTGGAATGGTCAGAACTTGAAAGCGAAATGTATATATGGACGCATTGGTTTACAGATGCTAAACACACTGCGAATGCAATAGTTAGATTTAAATATGTCGGTACTTCAACGCCAGCGCTGCTCACTTACGAAAAAACAGACTATAAATTAAATACTGGCACGACTTATTACAGAGTAACATATGATACTAAAAATAACTATGTTGTCCTTAGCGACGGCGGCGCCAATTTGGGGATTTCTATTTGTAATGTCAGCGATGTTTTGAAAGGGAAAATAACGCCGCTTTATCGCTGCTCTGGAAAAGAAATGGGTTTTAATATCGCGACAATGACATTACAAAGTACATGCGCGGCATTTCCTTATGCTTATTTAAGTTATGGCACTGGGATAACTGGCACTGATAGAAATACAGTTATATGTTACGACATGATAAACAAAGAAGTGATATATAAACTTGCTTTTACATTCGACAAGGGAACCATCGTTCCGACAGGTTCTGTGGCGGAAATAGAAGGCGCTTTTATATATTTTGACGGGAACGGAGTGCGAAATTTAAGTTGTAATTTCGGATTTGGTGAGCCGGGAAAGCGAGTAAATAGGATTTACAGAATAAGGGAGAAGGAGGTATTAGTTAGTGAGTAAAAATGTGTTAGGTACAGGATATTTAAGTTTGCAAGTGTTGAGCGATGGGATAACCACATCGGCAGCGCCCCCAGAAAATCCATCGGTTGGAACAGGTTGGCTGGATGCCAATTATTCTCCGGCGGTTTATAAATTTTGGAATGGGGCGGTTTGGGAAGTCGGGACAATCGACATCGCAGAAGCGGACCCAAAAGCTAGCGAGAAAATAGAGGAAGCTTTGGAAGAGGCGCGAAAAAAAAGTAAGACTATTTACTCGGAAACGCCGCCCGAAACGCCTAGCGAAGGCGATACTTGGTATTCATTGAATGCCGCTGGAAATGTGGGAGCTGTTAAGATTTGGAAGGAAGGGGAGTGGGTAGACAAAAAGTTCGATTTAACCGCATTAAGCATCGAAGAATTGCACGCAATTTCTATCTTTGGCGGAGTTATAAGTGGATCAGAGTTTTTGCACACGGTAAATCATCGAGATGAAGACGGAAATTTGTATTCTGGTGCAGTGAGAATGAATGACGATGGATTTACCTCTTCCACTTATCTACCAACGGGGTTGGGTTCTACTGTTTTGGAAAGCGTTATAAATACACTAGGCGGCTATAAAATAGCTCAAAAACTAATTGATGATAAAGGCGAAGGGGTTGCAAAAGATGCAATGCTAACAGCATCATCGTTGATTTTCAGTGAATCGGGAAATATTAAGCTTTCAATTGATGCAGATTCGTTTTATTCAACACCGTGGCAGAACCTAATATTGAATTCCGGATATTCGACAGCGGAAAGTAACGCACCTCAATACAGAATCGTATGTGTTTTTGGAATCAGATTTGCTATCTTCCGCGGCCAAGTTCAAAAATCAACTGCGTGGACTGCTACAAATAATGCTTTCGCTTCTGTTCCTTTTGAGGTCCAAACAACGAAAACCGCGATGGCTTACGCACCAACAAACAAAGCGAGTGGTGGGCGCGTTCATGCTTCATCAAGTAACGCGATGGGATTTATACCAGCGGAAACGAGCATTACTTATTTTGCGTTAAATCAATTATTTTATGTTTTAGATTAAAGCCAATTCGGCTTATTTTTTATGTCAAAAAGTAGGAAGTGGAGTGAATGAAAAAATGGTTGATAAATTTAAAGAATCAATTATTGAATAAGAGTTATAAAGATGTTTTTAGTATTCTTTTTTCTTTACAAGTATCTCTATTCAGCTTTGCGACAGGCGCATTTTTGATTATCAGAGGTGATGCAGTTGCAGAAGGAAGCGACACGTATAAATTGATGGATGACTTGATGAATATGGACACATGGGGACTATTCTTTATAGTCAGTTCTGTGTTGATTTTGATATCGATATTTCAAACAAGTAAAGCAAAATATATCAATATGCTGATTGGGGGGATCGTAGGAGTATTCATTTTGTTTCTTTACGCATCTGCTAGCGCAGAAGGTCAGTCGCAGTGGTTGCTCCCAGTTCGATACGGTTTGAGCGCTTGTTTTAATTTATTCATAGCGGGTGTGGGAGGTTTTGAACTTTGGAAGCTGAAAAACAAGTAGGATATGTGACGAGATTAGAACTACTAGAGCATGAAAGTAAGTTAAAGATAGATGTATCAAAAGATATTGAGAAAATAGAAAACAAAGTCGATGTGCTAGGTGACGACTTAAGTGACTTAAAAGATATTGTTATTCCGCTTTCGATATCACTAGATCAAATTGCAAAAAATACAGAGAGAACAGCGGAAACATTAGATCGCTTTGCGAGTGATACAACGATTCATTTACATGATCACGACATCGAATTAACGGAAATTAAAGCAAAATCGGAGAATGAGGAAAGGGCAAAAACAAAGGCAAAAACAAGTGATGTTGGCGTGACTGTCGCAATAATCGGTCTTATTGGAGCAGTGATTACAACAATAATTACAATTGCTCCGATGTTGTGGAAATGAAAAGGAGGTGAGGAAAAATAATGAAAATTAACTGGAAAGTAAGAATGAAATCGAAGGTTTTTTGGGTGTCAGTTATCCCGCTAATTCTGGTATTAGTACAGCAAGTACTTGGGTGGTTCGGCGTAACAATTCCTGCTGACGCTATCAACAAAGAAGCGCTAGATATGATTAACAGTGTATTTCTATTATTAGGTGTGTTAGGAGTAGTGAACGACCCCACAACAAGCGGAACAAGTGACAGTGAGTTAGTACTAAACAAAAATAAAAATGAAGAGGATGATAAATGATGAAAACTAATATCTCGAGAGGACACTCAGATAAATGTGTAGGTGCTGAGGATATCTTAAGTGAAATTAAAGAAGCTGAAAAAGTGTTAAACGCGATAAGTAGCGCATTTAAAAACGCAGGTCATAGCGTTCGCACTATGATTGACCGTACAAGTACTACACAAAACGCAAACTTATCGAAAATCGTCAACTGGCATAATTCCGAGCCTGCGGACGTAGAAATAAGCGTGCATTTGAATGCTGGCAAAGGAACAGGCGTTGAGGTTTGGTACTTCACGGGTGACGAAAAAGGTAGAAAATTAGCTACAGAGGTAAGTACTAAGATGGCAAAAACTCTAGGATTACCTAATCGCGGTGCAAAAGCAACGAAAGATTTACGTTTCTTGAATTCGACAAAAGGGACAGCTATTCTATTAGAAATCTGTTTTGTTGATAGAAAAGAAGATGCCGCCGCGATTCATAAAGCAGGGATGTATAACAAAATTGGTTCAGCAGTTTTGGAAGGCGTAACGGGTAAAAAGGAATCGGGAGGGAACGGCGTGAAAACAAACGTACATGAAACAGAGTTCAAAAATACTAAACTATATTTTGCATACGACAACGAAAAAAATAGTTATGCAAAAGTACTTTTCAGACTTTCGACTTCTAATAGTAAATATGATGAAATCCCGTTATATCCTGGCAGTGTTGACGGGTACTATATCATTCAAGCAAAAACAGATATTCAGCTATATAGTGATAGTAATTTGACTAAGAAATATAATCGTAAAATTACGAAAGGAGATCAAGCTGTAAGTAAACACTTAAAACATATTAATAAATAGTTTGTTGCCCTCGCTTTCAGCGGGGGCTTTTTTTATGCAAAAAAACACGCTAAACATAAGCTTAGCGTAATTGTTATATCAATTCGTTTTTCTTCTCTTTTAACACAGTGATAGCATTTTCCAGTGCTTTTCGAACATCTTTTTCTATATCTACATGCGTTTCATTTTCGAATCTATTAAATGTAAAAGGGAGCACTTCAATGTTCGCAGATTCAAACTCTTTAATTAAGCAGTACAACTCAAATTCTTGTGCAGGAAATGACAACTTATACTTATCTAATAAGTGTTTAAATCCAGCAAGATCGTCATAACTTTTTTCCAATTCTGCTAGCTCGATGAGAACATCAAATGTAGATATTCCTGCACACATTGAGAGTGCGCGCAAGAATGAAACAGAATACTTGTTTAACTCTTTTTTATTGTAATCGTTCAATGTGTTTTGCGAGATACCAGTCAGTTTACTCAACTGATATCTCGGTTGCTGATAGTTGAACGAGGTAATGAACGCAAAATTGTTCACGTGAATTCTATAGCGTAATAGCTTTTGTGTTTTAGCAAATTCGTGGCAAATTCGTGGCAAAACTTTTCTAAAACAATCCGAACTAAACAAAAATAAAAAAAGTTATCTATTGTCATAATGGCATTAAATAGCCATTTGATAACAGATAACCTTTGTTAAACAAAAACAAAAAACGGAGAAACGGGGATTCGAACCCCGGCGCGGCATACACCACCTAACAGATTTCGAGTCTGTCCCCTTCAGCCGGACTTGGGTATTTCTCCATGTTGATATCCAATGTTTCGATGATGTTTGAATGTTTTTGACTATCAAATCAATTTCAACAGATTTTATTTTAGCATAAAATCAGGAAAAAGAGAAGCAGTGGAATCTTTCTTTTTCTGCGTGACATGGTTATAAATATTAAACATTATTAGTATATCGGTGTGCCCTAATCGTTCTTGTTTTTTTAGTGATGTATTTGCTTCGAACTGTAGAGAATCCGTGAGTGTGGCGGAAATCCGTGACAAGTTATTTTTTAAGAGTCACTACGATATTTAAAACAGTTATCTAACCATGCGTATATTGAACTAGGATAATAATAATTTTCTTCATTATTGAGTAAGATTTGAACTTTATCCAATCTCAAAATATGATGATTCTCATGTTGATAGTTTTTCCATTTCTTAAAAGCATCGATTGTAGAATAATCTATACTAATATATCGCTTAACAGCTTTTGTTTAAGTTGTGTTTACTAAAATGTGAGCATATTTCACCGTGTGACAAAGTTTTGTTGGCATATAAGCGTTTATTATTTTAAATATACATCCTTCCTCGTGAATGCTAAGGCTTCGTATTTTCTTGAGTTAATGAAAGCTAAATGATTGAAAAAGTATACTTGGAATGTTGGTATGGCAAAAACGATTGGTATTACACAGCAAACTACTTCTTGAAATGAACGAAAACTATTTAAGTGAAAATTATTACATATAAAATTGATGAGAGTCAATAATCTTAAAGTTTGATGAATAATTATACCGATTTATTCATTTGATAGTTATTGATTATGATAAATAATTAAATAAACAAGGAATTTTTATAAGGTAAATAACGCATATTTTGAATAAATTTGAATTTTTTGTAACGACTAGAAACAGGGATGTATAAATTGTGAATAGTTACTCATTCTGAATATTATTTCGTGAACAAAAAACATAATGGTACACAAAATGTGTAAGAATGAATCTAAATAAGACGCATTTTTGACCGTTCACGACAAGAATCGGACATTTCATTACATTTTTGGTTATACATAGCCTTTTCATGCTAATATTTTTTTGTTACTAAAATAAAAGGAGATGGACATATTGAAAAAAAATTGCAGCTATTTTTATTTTTAGTTTAGCAGTTTTGCTAATACCTTTAAGCGGCAAAGCAACTGTTGAAAAAAGTTTGGATTTAAGCGGAACAACATGTGTCACGAATGAGGAGCAACTTGAAATACAAGATTTTGTTGACTCATCTAAAGAAGCTAGAGAGAAGTTTGTTGAGGAGTATAATGAGGCACATCCTGAGGATCAGGTGGAAAATACGGAGCCAATAATTAATCCTATAGAAAAACAGGCACCTAGACTTTTGAAAAAAGTGGTTGGAGCAGACAATAGAGTAAAAGCAAATGTAAATAATTCTCCATATAAACAAATAGGCTATATGGAAATGTCATTTAAGAAAGGCAATAAAATGGTTTGGTATGTTGGGACAGGAACAATTATCGGAAGCAATAAAGTCTTGACTGCAGGACACAATTTGTATGATAAGAGTACTAGATCGTGGGCGAATGGAGTTATTTTTCAGCCTAAAATGAATAATTGGGTATCCCCAACATATGTTACTAGTTCTAAATTACATGTACCTGTAAATTGGTCGTCAAAAGGAGATAGCAATTATGACATAGGTGTAGTTACTTTATCTAAATCGGTTAGTAGTTATGGTTCTTTAAAATACAGAGTGCCAACGGCTAACACTACTTTATTTTCAACTATATCTGGATATCCAGGGCAGAGTCCTAAAGCTGGCTCACAATGGTATGGAAATGGTAATGCACTTATTACCAACCAAAAAATTTCTTACTCCATAGATACAACAGGGGGACAAAGTGGTTCTCCGATAATTAACAATGGATCAATTATTGGTGTTCATACATTAGGGAGTTCAGCAAATTCAGGAGTTAGAATAACTCCTGCTTTAAAATCTTTTATTGATGGAGCAAAATAA